TCTTCTGTCAAAGTCCGTTCCTCGGTACTCGGCGGTTGCTTCATGTCCTGCGTTAAAGTTTGTGGCGGTTGGCCCTGTGGTGGTGGGTTTTGTTGGGCCGGGGACTTTTCGGGTTGCGCCGAAAGTAAACCAGTAAGTTTTTCTCTTACTGATGGTAGCTTGCTGAGCCGGTCAATGCTAGAGAAAATTCGCTCTGTGTATTCTTTTTCCATTGTTTCTAACATGTTGCCGTAGTCGGGGATACGCCCCGTGTCCGCGTGGTACTTGGTAGCGCGCTGGAAAGCATCACGCGCGATCGTGTCGCCTTCTTCTGAAAGCGTCGAAAGAACGGGGAACCTGTCCGTTGCCGTTGTTACCGCGCGTTGGATCGACGCGATTTCGTTGCCCTGCGCGCGCTCTTGTCTTTCCTCTTGGAGTTGCTTTTCAAGCGCCTCGATTCGACTTAACGCATCTTGCGCCGTCGGTTGCTTCGGTTCCCCGTCGCCGCCTAACATTTTTTCAGCCAGGCTCATGGGGTCGATCCCGAGCTGACGAACAACCGTTAGCGGATCATCATTGGCCTTGCCCTGCAATTCTCGCCAGCGATTCAGCTCAACCTCTTGGGCTTTCAATGCCGCCTCGCGCGCGTACAGCTCACGATCGCGCCGTGCCAGATCGTCTTGAACCCGTGTTAGCTTATCATCCGGCGGTGTTTCTGCCGGTGGCGTTTCCGGGGGCTTTGAGTCATCCGGCGGTGTTTCTGCCGGTGGCGGTGTTCCGGTTTCGAGCGCCGCCCTTACCGCGTCTTCTGGGCTTTGCGCGGGCTCATTGTTTGATTGCACGCCTTCGGTCCCCGGCGTGTCGTCTACGTCAAATAACGGTGCTGACAGTTGCCAAAATCGCCTCATAACTCGATCTCCTTACATTGGCGGTTGATTTATTGGTGGCGCCATTGGCGGGACCGGCGGCGGTTCGCCGCCTCCCATCGGTGGCATCGGTGCGCCCATTGGTGGCATCGGTGGCGCCGCCATTTCTTCGGCTTGCGCTATCCAATCCATTAAAAGCTGCCTGTTCTCGTCTGGTACGCCCTCGCGCTTGCTTCGCGAAAGGTTCGCCATTGCAAGCGGGATTCCGTATTCAAGATTCTGGTGTTCTTCTGGCGCGTACCACTTCCCACGCAATAGCTCGCTGATAATCCAGTCCATCTCATCGCGCGCTGCAATCTCAAGCGAGGTGAACTGCTCTAGGTCCGGCATTTGTAACAGCGAAATCGCCTGATCGCGCGTGATGAACTGCGCCGCCATCATCTCTTCGACCGCCGCCATGCGCCCCGCTGGTGTGTTCGGCAACATCGACGAAGGGAAAATCTGAAGCTCGAAAGCGTCGCGCTCCAAGTCAACTTTCTTCCAGTCAATACGCTCAATGCGCCCCTTGTGGCGGTAGTTCGTAGCGTAGCCGCCATTGCTCGCCGCGATGTCTTTCAGCGTCATCACGGTTAACTCGGCAAAGTCGCACCAGAAATCATCCCACGCCTGATTTAACAACGCGTGACGCCCGCTTTCGTTGTCCTGCAATACTCGCAACGCGCGACCGGATTCGATTCCCGCCGGTTTCATCGATTGCGCGGAAAGCTGGGAAATGCCTTTTTCCTGATAAACGTGCTGTTCGATCTGCCAGAGCCAGGAAAAGACCTCGGAGCTAATTGATGTTGGCATTTCGGTGGACGGCTTAGGCGATCCCTTTTTATACGGGATCATATTCCCGCTGGTGTTTTTTACATGCTTCTTGTTAATCGAGCCCTCTTCGAAGTAGGTGTTCGCCGTCGCGTATAGGTGCATAATTTGCTGAATACGCCCTAGAAGCTTATTGAACTCTTTCTGCGTTGGCTCTTGAGTCTCTACGAGCCCTTGCGGATACCACCCGATCACGGGTTCAGACCAACGAAAGATTGCGAATGGAAAGCGATCGTGCTTCCAATCGCGCTCCCCCGGCGGTGTTAACGTGTCATTGTCGATGCAGACGACGTGACGCCCATCATCACCGCCTTCGATGCTCGGCAAGTGCCACGCCTCGGTAACTCTCACGAGGTCAGTGACAGTGATTGACGCGGCATTGTCACTTACGCGCTCTTGAGTAACCGAATCGTAGATTTCCTTGCGCTTGTTTGGGTATCGCGCAGCCAATACCTCAGCGGGAACATAACAGATCTGATACAGCTGGCGCGGATCGGTCACATATGCCGCTTGATCGTCAACCACCAATTCCCAAGGCGGGACAGCTTCACAACCAAAGCGACCCTTGCCGTCAACCACCGCCTTTAGAATGCCGAACCCGATCACGCCGCCGTGCTTAAAGCATCTGATCGCCTTGCGATATGCTTTCGTCCTGTACCACTCGCCAGAAACAAACTTCTGAAGCCCTAGCGCGCGTTCCTTCATCTTGTAGCCGTCGCTAGTATCCGTTTGCACTAAGAACGACGCAACGGGCCGCTGGGACGCGATACGGCTTGATAGTGTTTCGATGCAGTTTTCAATAGGATTCATTACGAGGCGCCCGCCGCCCTGCAATACGTCGCGGACCTTAATATCGGCCGCCTTGTCAGTCGGCGCGAACCCTTCAACGGTTTTGTTCAGATAAAGCGACAAAAATCGCCTCCACGTCTCGTTGCGATCGCTTATGTCGCCGTCAAGCCGGTTTAAAACGTCGGTAATCCCCAAATGGGGGTTCTTTTTGTCTTTCCACCAATAGCTATTCCCACCATTCATTGCTTTGTCCTCCTTTTTGGGCAAGTTCGAACATCTCTTGTTCTTCCCTAACCTCTGGCGGGATCTCTTGCTCGGGTTCTTCATATCGATAATGGTACGCGTGACGATATGCTACCAGATGCGCGTCGCAACAGTCATTAGGCGATCCTGGTTGCTCTATTTTTTTGCCGGTTGGAAAAACCTTCCACGTCAGCCCGTCCATTTCTTCCTTATGTGGCGAATCCTGATAATTGGCGATTTTGATCAGGCTCCGAAAGGCGTCAGAATTCCAAAGCTCGATCCAATCATACTTATTTGGTTTCTCTGCGGGCATAATCGGCAAATCGTAGCGGCGCCGGAACTCTTCAAATAACTGCTTGTGCGCCGGATCGCCCACGATCTCTATGTCGCCGTATTTTTCAACTAGAGCCATGTAGCCGCGAACGTATGCCGCGGCCTTGTCCAGCATCATCCCCTCTTCTTTGTAGCTTTCAACCTCGATAAACTCGGGTTCATCGTCTCGCCAAACGTTCAAACTAAACGCCGTCGCGTCATCCCATCCGAAGTCAAGCCCTAGAACATAGTGATCGCCCGTCCTAAACTCCCTTGGACCGTCGATCCCGTTTTTCTCTTCATCGAAGTTGTAAACGCGCTGACCGCGCTCAACAACGGACTCGCCGTAATAGTTTCTACGGTGGCGCGGATCGTTGATAATGTCCGGGTTTTCAAGCTCCAACTCGTCACGCTTGGCTAAAAACTTGCTAGCCATATAGGGATTGTCGCCGGTTGTCCAAGAGTGACACGACCAGCCGGGTTCTGATAGTGACCTGACGCCCGCCATGTTGCGCCGTGGGCCGAAGCCCTTAATGATGTCGTGAAACAAGCCAACCGGGAGAAAGCCAGGAATTGAGGCGAGGATGATTTGACCGTCAAGGTCAATCGCGCGCGGTTCTAGGATGTCAATCACAAACGAGCGCAGATCGACCTTAAAAAACGCGCCTTCGTCAATTGCCGTTCGTCGAAATTTTTGACCGTAAAGGCGAGTCATCCACCCCGGTTTATCGGCGCCGTAAATTTTAATCCATGATCCCGTAGGCATGTTGATCCGGTTTTTCGAATCGATAAATTCACACCCGAGCCCGAACGTCCGGTTGATTTCCTTTGCTTCGGGCCACGCGATCTCGTTTGCAGATTCGCCGGTTAACGCTACGTAAATATAGCGGCAATGGCTATGAGTCATGCCATCAAGGAAGAAATCGCTTAGGATTGTCCTGGTTTTTCCCGCGCGTCCCGTGGTCCAGTAGAGTTTTTTGGTGGTCGGATCGTCGATTGCCGCGCGTTGCTCTGGAAAAAGCGAAGCGCGAAGCTTTGACAGCTTGCTTTTTTGTGCAAGCAACGTTGAAGGCGAAAAGTTAACCATCGCCAAAACCGCAATGAATGCAAGCCGAATCAACCACTTAACCTTGTTTGGCTTGTTCTTTTTTTGCTTTGATTTTCTCTAGCGCGCGCTTTCTCGCCGCCTGCGCTTCCTCTTGCTGAAGAAGTTTTTCGGCGGCTTTTTGTTCCTCGATCTCTAATTCCTTGGCGCGTTGTTCCGCCTTGCGCGTCGCGATCGCTTCGTCTTCTTCCGCCTTTGCCTCTGGATCGAGGAAGGTTATCTTTTCCAAGTTTTCCATCGGGTAAAGCTCTACGAGCCCGCCGGGTGAACGCTTTAAAACGCCTGGAGCCGGACTTTTGACAACCTCCAAAATAACGCCCTTACTCGGTTGATGAGCAATAACCGGGTTAACGCCGCGCGCGTCTTTCAATCTGATTACTTGTATTTCTAATTTTCCCATAGGTCCGCCACAATGTAGGGGTTTAAGACGAGCTTCCAGCGATCAGCCAAGTACCGTGACGACCGCCCGAAGTGTGAACACTGTATTCTGATGTTTCGAAAGTCTGGAAAAAGGGTTTTTAGCAGTTCGCCGCCGATCCCCTGGCGTCGCCACGTTGATCGAACATAGGCAAAGTGCAAAAACGGAACGCCGTTGTTAACGTGACCGCAGGCATAGCCGAAAATCTGTTCTGGGTGTTCGCCCTCGCACGCAATCAAGGGAGGAAAGCTTTCGACGATCGGAACAATCACGCGCTTTACATGCTCGTTAAACTCAACGGGGGTCATGTGCTTAAAGGGGCTCAGCTTGCGGATCTGGCGCGCCCAGCACGCCATTACAAGCCCCTGATCGGTGCTTTCATCATACCGGCGGAACGCGATATTCAAGGGATCAGCCTTTTTGACTGCCCATTGTTGCCGCTGAGACGACCGCGCATCTCATCAACCGTCATTCCGAACCCTTGCGCGACATGTTCGATCATTTGAGACATAATCTCCGAGTCGCTGAGCCTTTCGGCGCCGTCTTCTTTCGGCGCCGTGGCTAGCCAAATCTTTTCAGACACCTTGACGAGCTTTTCGATTGCCCCCGCGCGTTGTGGCGACAACTTGCCGATCATAACCGCACGCATGGCCGAAAAAAGCAGATCGCGCGCTTCTTCTAGCGTTTTCGGTGGTGGCGGTGCCTCGTCTTCGGATAGATACCCCGGATTTCCTTCTATTGCTGGCGCGTGTCCGCCTGCTTTCCTGACACCGCCTTTAGAACTGGCGCGTTCTGCTAAATCTTTGTGCTTTGGACTATGCCAAAAGCAGAAATCAGAGCCTTTTACAGCGAATCCCTTGCATTTCTTGCCGTTTAAAGCAACAGCCTTGCACGTTTTCCCGGTTCCATCGAATCCTGTCTTGCGCGCCATGAGTGACAATTTGACACACGGATTGTCAATTTGTCAAATATCAATGTCAATGTGGCAAAGTATCGGGCGGGAATTGTTACGATAAAAGTTTATCTATCTGCTTTTGAGTGAGGGATGTTTTCTTTAGCATTCGGATCGCGAACCGCGAAAGGATGATTATTGCAGCAGTTCGCGTTGAATCAATTTCCTTGCACCATTCATCTAATTCCTTTAGCCATGTCACACCTACTCTCATTGAAATCATTTTGTTTTCGCTCATTTTTCACCATACGCTTTCAATACTGCCACGCCAACCAATACCCCAATGCTGATTAGCGCGCGCTTTAGTTGTTTTGAATCACTTCGCTTAGGTTCGATAATCCCTAGCTCCCGAGTCCAAAAGATGCGATTGCACCATTTACAGCGCATTTCTGTTTCGCCTTTCATTAGTTGCGCTGGATAGCCTTGTTTAACTCCGCAACACTTAACGATAATATCTTTTTCTTTCATTGTTCTCATCCTTTCGTTGTTATTTGTTCCAATTCGTTATCGCAGCCCTAACGGCGCTATACGTCCAGCGTACACCGTCTGGTGTGCGATCCGTCCAGCAGCGCCTAACAAAAGACAGAATCGCGCGCGCCGCTTCATCTCTAGTCTTTGATCCGTTAACGATTTTTACCATTTTACAGTAGATCGGGTATTCGTTGAACAGATACAGGCAAACGTTCCAGTGGTTATAGTTTTTGTGTCCGTTGTATTTAGTCATTGTCTCATCCCTTCGCCCCCCCCATGTGGTGTTATCGGTTGATTGCTTCTTTGGGTCGCTTGCCTGTTACATGCGCATAGGCATAATCACGGCCGTAAATTCGAGAACGCCCTCGCTATCGTGGGCGTCAACCCTAGCCGGCGCCAAAGCATCCTTGCTCATGCTCCAGTAAACTCCATCGCCTAAAAGCGCAGCGGATTTCATCGCATCAGAGACATATTTCGCGTTGTATTGGGCAATACCTGCCGCGTTGTTTTCGCCTTCATCGCCTTTATCTACTAGAACCTGCTTCCACGGCGGAAAGCTTGTCTCATGGTCCATCTTGAACGTTGCGTTGACTGGACCAGTGATTTCAAGTTTGCCGTTCAGTCTAACGGTTAAAGCCTGGTCGTGGTCTCGTTTCGCACACTTGACGACCTTTTCTAGCAACTTTGCCTCATCGCTGGTAAGCGATGCTGCGTAGCTGAACTCTTCTTTTGGTCCAGATAGGTCCAAAAGTGACGTATGCAACCGGTGTCCATCGGTAGCAATGAAACGTAGCGTTTTACCGTCGAACTCGACGCGTAGCGCGTTAATGTGAGAACGAGTTACATCCTTTGAGATTGCTCCGACAACGGAACGGATAGCAGTAGACAACGCGCCGCGGCCAACGCTTAATGTTACGTCGTTTTCGTTTTCAATTCGTTCGATTTTGTTCATTGTTCTCATCCCTTCGTTGGTGTTTAACTTCGTTTCCCGTTTTTAGCTCGAAGCACTACCGCTACTGCCGTTGCTGCAACGGCAGCAATGACGGCCCAACCCGAGCCAGATTCAGACTGCTTACCTATCGTTATGGAACCGTTTTTTTCTATTCTGCATCTCGTCATCATGTATATAATAATAGCATACCCTCAGAACTGGTCAAGGGTAAATCGACATTTATTTTATATACGATGCTTTTTTTATTGGCGTGGTGTTTTGGTGGAATTTTCCAGTGCTACTGCACGATTACTAACCATTTTTGGGTTATCGGTC